TCCTGGCAGACTATCTGAATCTCCCCTAATCAACCAATTTAGATCAAGTGTATCGCATTTTGAGATAATCAGATCATAATCTACACTTCCACGACTTTTCCAACTGGACAAAGTATTCTGTTTTACCCCCAAAAAGGTAGCTAACTCCAAATCAGTCTTAAAATCCTTAACTGATTTTAAGCGATTTAACAAAAAAGTCGCATTTTGAGATAATTTTATTTGCATATTCGCAATTTGCGATATATATTTGCCGATACAATGACTGCAAATATAGATCAAAAATGACAAAACGCAAATACATCTACGATTATCCTGATCAGCGCGAGATCGCCAAATACCTTCTGATGGACGACCGTGCCCGGATGAGTTCGCTCTCAGGATTATCGATAAAGACGGTTGAAGACTGGGTTTTTGGCCGCCGCAAAAACGACAAGCTCATGGAGCTGGCGCTGAAGTTTCAGAAGATCAACGTCCATACCATCCTTCGTAAAGAGAAGATCACTTTAACCAATAAATAATCTAAAACCATGAACACAACACACACACCTGCACCCTGGTCGATTGAAGAGCGGACCCTTTACCGGGGAGACGAAATGATCGTGGATGAGAATGGCCACTTCATTGCTGCCATTATATCCATGACCGGAATGGGTAAAACATTTCTCAAGGAGGAAACGGATGCCAACGCGAAGCTGATCGCCGCCGCTCCTCAGTTACTCGAAGCGCTGATGAACATCGTAGCCCAGTTTGACATGATTGGAAGCAACCAGGACGAACATGCACATTTGGACGATGCCATTGATATTATTGCACGTTTAGCCATTGAAAAAGCAACCAAATAAAAACTTAAATAAACATGCCATTTCATCAAGAACAGCGGGCCACTGATATAAGTAATGAAATCATCCTAAAACAGTGGAAGGAACATGCGGAGTCAATTAATCAGCACTTAAAAAATCAAGCTGATAATCCCTGCTATTCCCCCAAGAATCCCAACGACAATACCGACAATCTTCAATCTTTCAATAAGAAGTCTTCTAAGGAATCCTCCGGAGGCAATCATATCCTTGCCCTTTGCGGTAATCGAAACACCATATCTATCAATAATTACCATGCCCTCATCTGCAAGACCCTGAAATACGTCCGACGTATTTGGATGCGGGTTATTTCCATATAGTATTTCATTGGGGATTGAATCTGAATTTTTAAAACACTGAAGTCCATAATCGTACATACAATGACTAAAATACTGATTGCCATAAATAAAACTTTTCCACCACATACTGCTTTCATTTATCGGTTTGGTAACTCAAATGTAAGCACTTCCCGGAAAAGAGCAAGAGCGGCTGGATCGAATCAGCTTCCGGGAACTAACACGAATTCATAATCACTTTCAATTCACCTATTTATTCACTTAAAACACACACACATGAACAAAGAACAACAAACGGTTGCAGGCTGGATGATCTTAAATCCGGATCTCACCAATTCAACCGGTACCCAACTTGTAATCGGACAACGATTCAAAGCTGAAGGCGACGGCAACTTTTCATTCCACACGGACAGCAACGATCTGTTTAAGTTTCACAAATTCGTCGATACCATGCGGGTTTGTGAAATGGTAGCCTATGGCGATGTTGTAACGGAAGGAAACTACAGCACCTGCATTGAATTCGAGCTGACCAGGGAACTGCCCTGGAGCGATGTTTTAGCCTTGGTTAATAATGGTAAAAATAACACCGGCAGGAGGAACTCGGGCGACCTGAACTCGGGCGACCTGAACTCGGGCGACCTGAACTCGGGCGACCTGAACTCGGGCGACCTGAACTCGGGCGACCTGAACTCGGGCGACCGGAACTCGGGCGACCTGAACTCGGGCGACCTGAACTCGGGCGACCTGAACTCGGGCGACCGGAACTCGGGCGACCGGAACTCGGGCGACCGGAACTCGGGCGACCGGAACTCGGGCGACCGGAACTCGGGCGTATTCAATAAAACAAATTTTTCATCCGGGGTCTTCTGTTCCGTCGAACAGCCAGCGATGTTTTTCAACAAACCCGGCACCATGACCCTTCGCGAGTTCTTTGACACCGAAGCCTACGGCATCATCAATGAACACGATTTCCCGTTGACCGAGTGGGTTGATGAATCCCGCATGACTGACCAGCAGAAAACCGACAACCCGAAGTTCTTTGTCATGGGCGGGTACCTGAAGGTAAACTCCTACGAATATGCCTGCAAGGCGTGGTGGGATTCACTCTCATCCGACGAGCAGGATATCATCCAGCAGATCCCCGGCTTTGACAAGCAGGTCTTTTTCGAGGTCACCGGCATCCAGCTCTAATCCATGAAGGAAGGCTGCTACCTGCTACAAAGACAGAGACACCGCTTAAACGAGAAAAAGTACAGACAAATGATACGAGAGTCAATCAAGAAGAACGGGATCCGTCCCCTGGTGCTTCAAGCCGAGTTCCTTGAACATGACCCCAGCGGTGCTCGCTCAACCATCTATGGCCTTAATAACTATGACATGGCCTTTCTGATCAACCTGGAAGTATCCACCCTTCAAAAGAGGCTCATCCGGAATAATTAAACCAAACCTTCCCGGAACAGGCGCGATGCCGCAGGATCGAATCCTCGCTCCGGGAACCACCACTAAAAACAAACATCATGGAAAACCAGAATGAAAACACGACAATTAACATCAATATCGATAAACTTATCGATAAGATAATCATCATTACTTCACCAGAAAATTCTGACAAGGAAATCAAATCTTCAGTTGAAGAAGCGGTTTACAACGCGCTAAATAAACTTACATCTACTAAAGAGTACAATTTGGAAACTCCCGGATCAAGTTCAGATAAAAAAGACCTGTCTTAACATGATCATTGAAATTATTACCCGGGTTTTCAATGTAAACTTTATAACAGGCTTCACGGAGCTTTGTTCTCTGAGCATCAGTAAGGTTTACGTTCCCTTTAGCTATAATAGATTTAAACAAATCATCTATCTGCTCTTCTGTAGGTACCTGATTGTTTTCCATATGCTTTCATTTATCGGTTTGGTAACTCAAATGTAAGCACTTCCCGGAAAAGAGCAAGAGCGGCTGGATCGAATCAGCTTCCGGGAACCACCCAAATTAACCACCATGAGAACCATGAAAAAAGTTTTAGGAATCCTGAGCCTCTTTATCTGCATGACACTGTTCTGTGTCGCCCCCGAGCAGCTATCCATCGCCGGAATCTGCTTACAGTTTCTCGGAATTCTCTTTTTCGGCTACACATCCTATCATCTGCTCTCCAATGAAGATCATCGATAACCAACCCTGCCTCGAATACAAGGAGCTGGTGCCGGAGATCATGTCTGAGTCTAACTTTAAATGGCATAAAGGACAAGGCAACATCCAAACGATCGGGCGTGGCGGCAACGGCAACAAGGTTTATATCGTCATCGACAGTCTGCCTCCAAAATACCGCTCAGAGGTGGAACGCCTGCTTGGATGCCCGAAGAAAGCCGCCCGGATGGCCACCATCAAAGAGGTATTCGAAGACGACCGCAACGCCGAGATCTTCTTTAAGGAGCACCGCACTTCGGATGGCACCGGCCTTGGAGACGAACTGATCGGTCAGCTCGCTCAATCCGCCTCGATGCTCAACACCATCAATCGCTTTGAAAAAGAGGGTCTCGTAAGGAAATACTTCGAGAGTAAGGCTGAGTTCTGGGCCGCGGTGGGCGCTTACATCGAAAAGAAAAAGATAAAGCTGCCGACATCCTATTGCAAGATGCTTCCCCGTCTTAAGGCATACAACGAAGGTGATGGCAAAAACTACGCCAGCCTTATCCACGGCAACTACGGCAATGACTACAGCGAAAAGGTGGACGATCTTATGCGCGGGTGGATCCTGGCAACCTATGCCTCGCCTGCCAACCCGATCCCCGATCTGAATTACCTGCTGGAGCTTTACAACCAGGAAGCCACCCGCAGAGATCGCAAGACCTTAAAGAGCATCTCCACCCTCTACCGGATCCTGACCACTCCCGAGAACGAGCGCCTGTGGATGGGGCCGCGCCAGGGATACCTCAAACTCAAGAACAAATACGGCTACAAGATCAAAACCGAAATGCCCACACTGCGCGACAGCCTATGGTACGGGGACGGCACCAAGCTGAACTTCTTTGACAAGGATGGCAAGCTCAAGGCCTCCTACACCGTGTACGAGATCATCGACGCCTATAGCGAGGCTTTTATCGGCTTTAATATTGCAAACAGCGAGAACTTCGAGAGTCAGTTCCTGGCCTTTAAGATGGCAATCAAGACCTCTACCTTCAAGCCCTTCGAGCTTCGTTATGACAACCAGGGAGGACACAAGAAGCTCATCAGTTCCAACTTCCTAAATAAGCTCGCCCGCCTTTCCATCGCTACCCGGCCTTACAGCCCAACAGGCAAATCCATCGAGAGTGTCTTTGGAAGGTTCCAGTCGCAGTTCATGGCCCGCCACTGGTTCTTTACCGGGCAGAACATCACCGCCCGCAAAGCCTCCAGTCGTGCCAACATGGAGTTTATCTTATCGAACGTACACAACCTGCCAACGATCGAGGAGATTGCTCAGGTATACATCGCTGACCGCCAAATGTGGAACCAGGCCCCGCATCCAAAGACCGGACTTCCCCGCATCGAGATGTACAACCAGAGTGTGAACTCGGGCGTGCAGAAAGTGAACATCTGGGACATGGTTGATCTGTTCTGGCTCACCACACCCAAGCCCATCACCTATCGCCCTGAGTTTTACGATCTCTAAACGATGCTACGAGTTTGAAGTGCTCAAGGATGGCCTTCCGGATGCGGATTTCCGCCGTAAATACACTAACGAGCGTTTCTTTGTCAAGTACGACCCGGACGATTTATCCTTTGTGCTGCTTTACCAGGACTCTCCTAACGGTCTGCAGTTCATCACCCGGGCAGACGACCGCTTGCACATCCAACGCAACATCCAGGAGCAGAAGCCGGGCGAGCGCAAGACGATCCGCGCACTGAACGATTACCAGGTGGACGAAATTGAGACGGCCAAAAATAAGATCGAGAACTTGATGACATTGCATTGTACTTCAGCGGAAAGTTTTGGCCTTAACAGTGCCCGGGTACCGGGTACCAACAAGAAGAAACCATCCATCGGCCAGCTTTTAAAAGAAGAGAGCATGGAAGATTACCATGAAATGGTGGCCGAGTCAAACCCCGCAACCGACTCCGAAGACTGGATCAGTAAAATTTGATATAAACCGTTAAAACACACACATCATGTACACTTTAGAAGAAAAACAGAAAATTAAGTCGGCGTTCGACACCAAGTGCCAGCGCCAGCAGTTCACGCGCAACAAGGCGGCCACCTCGATGAACCTTAGCGCGGCTACCTTATCGCAGGTGTTCTCCGGATCATACCCGGCAGATGACACCAACATCTGGAAACAGATCATCCTGTGGTGCGACTACCACGAGACCCGTACCCTCAAACTGGTGGATACCCGTAACCACAAGCTCCTGGAGAAGTTCGTCAACGACGCCCGCCTCCATGCCACCACCTATGCCATCATGGGGGATGCCGGAAGCGGCAAGACCTTCTCACTCAAAAACCTCGCCGCGAGCCTTCCCCACGTATACCTGGTACAATGCCACGAGTACTGGAACATGAAGGACTACATGGGGGAGATCCTGCGCTCGATGGGCCGGGACAACAACGGGATGTCCATCACCGAGATGATCAACGGCATCACCGAGATCCTGCGCATGGAGAACGACACGGTGCTGATCATCGATGAGGCCGACAAGCTCAAGGATCCCCTGTTCATCTTCTTTATCACCCTCTACAACCGCCTGGAGGATCACACCGGACTGATCTTAACGGCCACCAACCACATCGAAAAGCGCATCATGAAGGGACTCAGACTTAACCGGCGCGGGTACCAGGAGATCTATTCGCGCTTTGGCCGCCGGTTCGTCGAGCTGAACATCCCCAACAAATACGACATCGTCATGATCTGCGATGCCAACGGAGTAACCGATCCGGCAGCCCAGGAAGAGATCGTCAAGAATTCAATGGGGGATCTTCGGCGTGTAAAGAAACTCATCCACCAGCACAACCTGCGTAACGCCTCCTGATGTATGAGTAATCCACGCGAGATCATCAACATCCGCCAGCTCCTGGAAAAACGCTACCAGAGCCTGGATTTAGGACCCTACAACGAGCTATTAGGCAAAGTGGAAGCCCGCTTCACCATGATGCTCTATGGACCATCAGGCAGCGGCAAGAGCGTTTTCGCCCTTCGCCTGGCCGATCACCTGGCCAAGACTTACGGTAAGGTGCTTTATAACTCCCACGAGGAGCGTGATAACCAGACCATCCAGCAGCGCTGCCTGGAGTGGAAGATCGACGCGCCGAAGCTCTACGTGGGCCGCGCCCTCTGTTTTGACCGCATGATGGACAAGATCGAGCGCAACAAGTACCGGGTGGTCTTTATCGACAGCCTCCAGTACATGGATTTCACCTACGAGCAGCTTAAGGAGATGCGCAGTCGTTTCTCCCGGCGCAAGATCGCCCTTATCATGATCTCCTTTGGCTCCTCCAGCGGCAACCCTGACCGAGCCAAGGATCATCTGCATGCCTCGGACGTTAAATGCTTCTTTAAAGGCGGCCACCTGCACATAATCAGCCGGTATCTGAATCACCCGGTCGACCATCAGCTTTTTATCATGAATAAATCCAATCAACAAACCCTCTTCTAATGAACACCGCAAACTTTATCCAGCGCAAACTCCTGAGCGAGATCAGCA